GCGAAAACATGATATCTTCTTGGATCTGCTTGCCACCATTGTAGGTTTCAAGAATCCCTGCTTCACGGAACGCCTGTACCGTGGGGTAGGAATTGCTAATGTTATCGGTAAGACGCTTGCGCTTTGCACGCATGGTCGTTGTCCATGCGGCATCCCACTGTTCGGTTGTAGTTACAACTGCCATGATAAATTATCCTTGTTTATTCAAATCCTAAGTTGCGGAGTTCGGCAACGAGTTCTGAGTCACTAAGAGGTGCGCCCTCATTAGCCACAGTGACAGAAGATCCGCTACTTGCACGCTTCTTACTAGCACGCCTGACATTTTGATTAGTTTGGCGCAATGACGCTGCTTGGTTTGCCTTTTCCCCACTAAGAAGCTCATACGCCTCTGTAATGGTGTACTTAGCATTAGTCTCAGGATTGGTTGCTGCAATCAATCCCTTGATCCCATCTGCGTGTTTGTCTAACTCACCGCCATACTTGTCACGTGCTTCTTGCAATTGACTTGCCGCATTTTGCAATCGACCCACATTCTGTTGTTGCAAAAGGGTTGTAACGCCTTTTTCCAACTGATCAATCTTAGATAGCTTATCTTCGTATCCTTGCGATTCAGTCTTGATTATTTGCCGTACAACATCTATGGCAGAGCTTTCATCTGGACCTAATCGCTCACGTAGATCAGCATATGGATCGTTGTTTTGTTGGTTTTGCGGTTGATTTATTTGCTGTTGCAACGTCTGAATCATTTGATTCTGTTGCAACATCTGCTGTTCAAACTGCCTACGTTGATCAGCTAAATCTTGCGTCTTTCGCGTGTAATCAGCTTGCTGTTTCTTAGCTTGATCTATGACACTGTGATACTGACCAGGCACTTTTGACTTGTCCTCTGCTGCCCAATTAGTAACACTGCTAGCGTCAAAATTAGTTGTTGTCCCTGCATCATTGGACTCTACCTGTGTATCGTTATCCATCGACAAATCAGTTGCAAAGTCAAATGAATTGTCTGATTGGGCGGTACTAGGAGAAGAATCCTCTACTGAGGGTTCAACTGACTCGACTGCTTGTACTTCTTCACTCATTGCTCACCTCACATTTTGGCGTTGTTGGGTTTATCTGCCCATTCGCTTCTAATTGAAGAGCTTTTGGGTGGTTCTATTCGATGCTCCCGTGATCCTTTAACAGGGTCGTTAGCCTCGACAATATTATACTTCTTCATAATCTTTTGTTTATCACCATAACTGTCAATACGTTCAGCTACAGCAGGTTCCCATCGTCCATACAAACTAGAATGGGATAAGTGAATCTGGTTACGTCCTTTTGAGCTAAAGTCTTGCTCCATATGACCACCGCACGCGCACGCACGTGTCTTAGGCACATCAGAAGATTTGTGATACCAAACATCTTTTTCTGTGTTATCGCACTTTTTGCAAAACCAATCATATGAAGGCATTTATTCTTCCTTATTTGCGCTGTAAGACGCTGCTGCTGCACCTACGCCAAGTGGGAATAAAACAGGAGGAGCAGAAGCAAATATGTTTTTAGCCCCTGTGTAAGCGTATTTTTTAGGCTGCATTCCTTTTATTTGTTCTGACAGTTTGTATTCTGCGTCAGAGTGTATATCAAACTGTTTTCTCAGTTCGTTTCTTTTTCTTTCAGTAATGTTGCGATCTTGCAATTCATCATATGCTTGATCCATCATTTTTTCAGAAAAAGCTCTTCTTTTTTCTAATTTTTCTAATTCTGGAAGTTCTTCTTTCCAGTTAGGATTTACAGTTACATTAGGCGCGTCTTTAGGATCAAACATGGCAAAGCGAGAACGTATTTGCTCTGGCTCAAAAACAACATATACGTCTGTTAAAGGACCACCATCGTATGTGTTTTTAAATATAGCACCGTCATGTCCATTTTCTTTAGCTTGCTCTAATAAGTTGTCATATGATTGTTCTCTGTAGTTGCTGCCTTTAAAATCATGTATTAATGGGTTATCTAACTTTAATTTAACAGGCATTATGTTTTCGCCCTCTCTAGTATGATAACCTGCATCAAGCCATGCTTCTATTTCAGAATCTCTTTTCGTTAATTTCTTGTAATTATCATTTTGAAAAAGCATTTCATCTATTGTTTGTTGATTTGCATCTGGATACTTAGCAACCATATTTTTTTCCATACGATCAAGCGTAGTTGCTATTTCATTTTGCTCGTATACTAATTCTGATAAACGATCTGGATTATATTGATCTTTTCTTACTTTAGAAGCAAATGCCATTCTTGTGTATTCATTTGCTGTTTCAGGGTCTGCGCTAAAGAAAAACCCTTTACGCGCACTACCTGCGTCTGTAGTAGCCCCTAATAAACCAGGATCAAATTCTGTTATATTACCTTTAGTGCCGTGAAAGGCATCGAGGTTAAAGCCCTGCTGCACAGCGCGGTCAAGACGCGCCTTTTCGACGTCATCAAGGGCGTCGAGTGCGGACAACTGACGTCGACTATCGTCTACATCTAATCGCGCCCTACGCAATCGCTGCTCCGACCCACCCTCATGCAAGACCTTGTTCAACTCCCTAAACTCCTCAATCAATGGAGCTTTTTTTGCCTTCGCCTCATCTTTGGTCAATATACCGACCTTTACCTTCTCATCAATCTCATCCGATGCCTGCTTTAGTGCCGCTTGCCGTGCCATAGCATCGTCAGGCCCCAGCGTCATCTGCCCTTCTAGCCGTCCCCGTTCCAACGCACCCAGCACCGTTTCCCCACGATCTAATTGCTCTTGCATTAATTCTTCAGAGCGCGTTGCTTTTCTTACTTTTGCTCCATCAAAATTAATTTTTGCACGTTCAAGCGCATGACCAGAGTTTAAACCTTTTATTTGTTCTACAAATGTATCTCCATCTGGAAACTCAACTACCACTGATTCCGTGTACGGATAGTCTTGCTCCCCAAACGGAGTAGGCTCTTCCAATGTGCCAAATTTATTAGGATCTTTAAATCCCATTGATTCTGATCTTTTAGGTCTTGGCACATCAGACCCAGGAACCATTGCAGCCATTAGCGCAGGACCAGTTAGGCTCGATCCCCCTGCTAATTTAGACAACAAGCCACTGCCACCTGCTATATCGGACACAGACAGTTCTCCTGCTGTGCCTACAGGGTCAAGCAATGCTTCTTTTGCACCTTGAGCTAATCGACTTGCTGTGCCTGATGGGTCATCGTATGCGCGTTTAGCCGCTTCTACGCCAGACTGTGCCATCCGCTCTACGGTAGGCTTGTCTAACTGCATCAAAGACCCTGCCGTTTTGAGCGGATTAATGATTCCCATTTTACCTATTAGCTCAACAACCTCTTCTAAGCCTGTTGCCCTTCTATTAGGATCGCGCTCAAGGGCTTGGGCAAACTCCAACACCTCTTGACCAAATTCCTTTGGCACATTAGGTGCGTTCTGGGGATACGTAAACGGATCTAAGTTTGGTATTACCCCAGGATTACGCATAAGAGCTAGTAAAAGCTCTCTGTCAGTTTGCCCTGTTGCCATGCTCTATCCGCAGGTCTGCCCTTGTATGCCAGGAGTCTTTCCTGCCTTGCCTGGATTACCCGTAGTGTATTCCGTAGACTTGCCCATCTTCATAGGCTTGCCTGTGCGCTTTGCTTCTTTGCGTGCAGCTTTCATACCCTTGCTACCGTATCCGAATTTCTTGCCTCCGACATTTGGCATTTTAGTTCTGCTCCGTGTTAAGGTTTACTGTTTGCCCTACGCGCTGCGCGTTTGACCGCACTATCGACTGTAAGGCTTGTGCCTGTGCCTGTGGGTTAGACGCAACATCGCGTGTGCTAGGAATCGTCTTTTGCGATTCATCTGATTTGGGTGCGCGACCTTGCGCTTCCCCTTGTATAAACTGTTGGTGCTGTTGCATATGTTGCTGTATCATTGCTTGGAACTGCTGTATAGCCTGTGGGTTTAGTTGCATTGCCTGTTGCAAGAACTGTGTCACCGCAGGATCTTGTGCCGCCTGTTGGTGTGTGCGTATGTGCGTAGCGTGATCTTGCTCTGGCAATACGCCAGGATCTTGCATACGTCCTGCCATGTGTTGGTTCTCTAACTGTGCGGCACGCACTTCGGGTGCATCAACAGAAGATTTAATGAACTTATCCATATCTGGCACACGGAACGCACGCATGATCATCTTGATTACTTCGTCTCTATTGATCTGCGGCATCTGCAACAAGTAATTGGACAGAGCTAACGTATCTTCTCGCTCAAGCTGTTCAAAGAGAGGACGCATACTCTGCGTTTCTACGTTGACCTTAAAGCGCACCTTAAACAGGTCAGACGTTATTGCTTCGTATACAGGATCGTTCTCCCCTTCGGCCACATTGACGATAAAGTTTTCTGGCGTATATCGTGGATCGGCCATAATGCGAAACGTGTTATATATAACCGCTTCGTAGGCTTTGCCTACTTGGGAAGATAGCCACTCTCTGTTCTGTGTGCCGAAAGAAGCGATTAGGGATGCTTCCGTAGCGGTGCGTCTTGGTCCACCACCCAATGCCATCTGCGACACCTGCAACACCTGCTCTTCGTAGTTACGCATATCGGACTCTATGCCTAACTGATCAGGTGGGGGTGATCCCATCTGCATCTCTCTAAAGCCATTGTTCACATCGTTGACCCAAACAATAGACCCGTCACGCGCTCTGGTTATCTGGTCACTGATGTTGGCGTTCTCTTCTCGTTCTGACCGCTGCCCTAAGATAATGCGCGGATACCGTTTGAGTAGGTCAACGCGCCTCGACACAGACTCTACGATAGCTTTCTGCTCGTCCTCTACATAGGACATCATCGGCAAGCCAAACAGACTTTCCTCTGACAGGTCAAACTTCATGCCGTGGTAAGGAAACCCACCTTTGACAAGGTATGATCCT